TTTTACTGGCTGGAAGTGAATAGGGGGGGGGGCGGGGTCGAATCTCTACAGCTTTAAGTATCTGAGACCGAACCTTCAGTCATATTTTTACACCCGCGAAATTCAAAAAAAGTTGGAAGTTGACAAATGGCCAGAGGCAGACAGCCGAAGCCGACGGCTCAAAAGAAGCTGGCTGGTAATCCAGGCAAAAGAAAGCTCAATAATGATGAGCCAGATTACGAACCGATTACCAATGTTGACGCGCCCGAATATTTAGATGATTTGGCCAAGCATGCCTGGGAGCACTACGCCCCATTGCTATGTGGCCAGAGTGTTTTAACCAATGGCGACTTGCACAACCTTGAAATATTTTGCATGGCTTACTCTGGATTCCGGCGCTCGCACCTAGAAGCGGCTGGCCAGATAACCCTCATGCAAGACAATGGCACGGTTAAGAAACACCCGGCCCTGGGTGCTGCTAATGAGTTTGCAAACCAGATGAGAACCTTTGGCGCGATGCTTGGCTTGAGCCCGGCGGATCGCTCCAAGATATTTACCCCTAAGACAAAAGCGCCAGATGGTCCTTTGGCAAAAATAATGGAAATGATGAGTTAATGGCTGCCACCCCAACCCCGCACGTAAACGATGCAAACAAATATGCTCGTGATGTGGTGTCTGGAAAAGTGCCCGCATGTAAGTGGGTGAAGCTGACTTGTCAAAACCATTTAACGGACCTGAGAAACAAAGACAAATCATTCCCGTATGTGTTTAAGCGTTCCGCCGCCGAAGCCTCAATCATGTTTGTTGAGTGCCTACCGCATACGAAAGGGGAGTGGGCCCGAAAACGCAAGCTACTGGAATTAGAGCCCTGGCAAAAGTTTATCTTCACCTGCATTTTTGGTTGGAAAAGAAAGAAGGATGGCACCCGCCGGTACCGTGAGGTGTATTGCGAAATCCCGCGTAAGAATGGCAAGTCAGCCTTGGCGGCCGGCATCGGTAATCTAATGTTCACCATCGATGGTGAATTTGGTGCTGAAGTGTTTTCGATCGCCACGACCGAAAAGCAAGCCTGGGAGGTATTCAAGCCTGCAAAATTAATGGTGGAGCGCACACCGCAACTTAAAGATTTGTTTGGCATTGAAACCAACGCCTCAAACATGCACCGCCCATTGGATGGCAGTAAGTTCGAGCCCTTGATTGGTAATCCTGGTGATGGGTCCAGCCCTTCATGTGCCATCGTGGATGAATACCACGAACATAAAACAGATGATTCGTACGAGACCATGGTTACCGGCATGGGCGCCCGCAAGCAGGCCCTTATGTTTATCATCACCACCGCCGGCAGTAACATCGCAGGCCCTTGCTACGAGAAGCGCAAGGAAGTCCAAGAAAACCTATTGGCAACCAAAGGCAAGGTACGTGAAGACCTCTGGGGCATCATCTACACCATAGATAACGAAGAAGATTGGGACAAACCTGAGTCATTACGAATTGCCAACCCGAATTTCGGGGTGTCAATCGATGGTGATTGGTTGATGCAGCAACAAAAGAATGCCATTCAGAGCCCGGCCAAGCAGAATATTTTTAAAACCAAGCATATGAATGTTTGGGTGGCGGCTAAATCAGCCTGGTTAAACATAACCAAGTGGAACGCATGCGGTGATTCATCTCTTGATATTGAAGACTTCAGGGATGATGAGTGTTTCTTTGTGGTGGATTTGGCTCACCGTATTGATATTTGTGCCACTGGCCGCCTGTATCGCCGCCTTGATGATGATCGCCAGATTCACTATTACTTTTTCCCACACTTTTACTTGCCAGAGAAAACCATCTTTGAGGGCAAGGAAAAAAACAACCTGGCCAAATATCAGAGCTGGTTGAATGCTGGTTACCTTGAGTCCCTGGGTAACACTGAAATCAATTTCGAATTATTGCGTGATGACATTCTTCAAGAGTGCGATGGCCAGAACCTGCAAGAGGTTATCTTCGATCCATGGCGCGCCGCTCAAATAGGCCAGCAACTTGAAAATGAAGGTTTGCCGGTTATGAACTTCCCTAACCAGGTTAAGTTCATGAGTCCAGCCATGAAAGAAATGGAAGCCGCCATCGAGTCGGGGCGATTCCATCACCCGGATAACCCGGTATTAAATTGGATGGCGGCTAATACCACCAACAAAGAAGACAAAAAACAAAACTATTTTCCCGACAAGGAAAAAGTGGAATTCAAGATTGACGGCATCGTGGCCGCAATCATGGGGGTTGGCCGGGCTATGTTTGAGCCTGAAGCCGACCAGGGTATTAACACAGACTTTGTGAATTGGTGATATGGGTTTATTTGGTAAGTCAAAAATTGATTTGGTGCTTGATCAGTTAACCCAGGCGCAAGGTGAAATTGCCGGGCTAAAAGATACGGTAGAGCTTGGCTCTAATGAATTAACACAAGCCCAAAGTAAGATTGCTGACCTCAGTAATGCGGTAACCACAAGCTCTGGCGATGTTGAATCCATGATGGATTTATTTAACGCCAGCATGAGCACCCATGGCGAGCCCGTCACCCGTGATACTGCCATGAAGGTGAGCGCTGTTTATGCTTGTGTTCGGTTATTGTGCGGCACCATAGGCACCTTGCCCGCCCATATTTATCAGCGTAAAGATGATAAAAAGGAAGTGGCGAAAGATCACCCTTATTATAAGACATTACACGATGAGCCAAACCCTATGCTGACCTCGGTGGTCTTTTGGGAAAGCGTGGTTAATCACATTTTAATGGAAGGCGATCACTATTCGCTGATTGGCCGTAATCGTAACGGCGACATGCTCTCGCTAACCCCAATAGATCCAAGCCGTGTGGATGTGGATACCAAAAATGGTCGGCTTGTTTATGCAGTCGTTTTTGATGACGGCCGCCCAGCAGTGTATGACCAAGATGATGTGTTCCATGTGCCGAATATTGGCTGGAACGGTAAGAATGGACTATCAACATTGCGTTCGGCTTTGCTAAATGCGGCTGGCGGATCACTGGCCGCCGACAAATACAGCGCTACATTCTTTGCAAATGATGCCACGCCCCGCGGTTACATCAAGTTTGATCAGACGCTTAAGCAAGATCAGGCAGAAATCATTCGTAATTATTGGTTTACCCAGCACCAGCACGCAGACAAACGTCACTTACCAGCATTTATCCCCCAGGGTGGTGAGTTCAAACAAATCACCATGAGTGCTGAAGATACCCAGCTGCTAGAGACTCGCTCGTTTAACGTGGCCGACATCGCCCGCATATTTGGTGTGCCACCTCACATGATTGGCCACATGGATAAGTCCAGCTCTTGGGGTACCGGGTTAGAGCAGCAATCGCTTGGCTTTTTAATCTACACATTGCGCCCATTGATCACTCGCATAGAAAAAGAAGTACAGCGCAAGATAATCCGCAGTCATGACTACTTCTTTAAATTCAATATCGATGGTTTATTGCGCGGCGACATTAAAAGTCGTTATGAAGCTTACCAAGTGGCACTTGGTGGTAACCAGCAGCCCGGTTTCCTAACCATTAACGAAGTTAGAAAACTAGAAGATCGCGGCCAGATTGATGGCGGCAATGAACTTTACAAACCATTAACAGGTGAAACCAATGAAGCATAATCGTCTTCTAGCACTGATTAGTGCCAACCAGGAACGCGGCAAAAAGCTTGTCATTAAAAATGAAGGCGATATCACCCATGTGTATTTATACGATGCCATTGGTGGCTATTGGGGTGTAGAAGCTGAAGCTTTCGTTACTCGCTTAAATGATATCGAAACCGCCGAAATTGTTTTGCATATTAATTCACCCGGCGGTGATGTATTCGATGCTCGCGCAATTGCAGTGGCCATTAAGCAACATAAATCAAAGGTCAGCGCTCAAATAGATGGTTTGTGCGCCAGTGCGGCCACTTACATAAGCGCGGCTTGTGACTCTGTATCGATGGCTGACGGTGGTTTTTATATGATCCATGAGGGTTGGACCTTCGCCATGGGTAATAAAAAGGACTTAACCAAGACAGTGGCGCTACTTGAAAAAGTGGATGACAGCATAGTCAACGATTACCAGCGCAAGACAGGCTTAGACCGTGAGCAGCTGGCAAATTGGATGGAAGAAGAAACTTGGTTTAGTGCCACTGAAGCGAAAGAGCATGGCTTTATTGATTCAATCATCGATGAAGACAATGAAGTAGAAAACAAATCAAACTGGGACCTATCGGCCTATGCCAATACCCCAGTCAACTTAAAACCCAATAACAAGAATGTCGATGATGAAGATGATCTCGACAATCAAAAAGAATTCATGGCTCGCCGCCGCCGCCAAATGGAAGCACTGGCCATGGCTACGGTTTAGCGGCTTCCCGCCAACCGTGTAACAAGCCCGCCTAGTGCGGGTTTTTTTATATCTAAAAAACCAACTGGAGAAACACATGCCTAAGAGCATTCAGCAACTGCGGGAAGAGCGTAAAGCTACGGCTTTGGAAATGCGCAACCTGGTAGAAAACCACCCTGAAGACCAAAAATGGTCTGATGATCAAGAAACCAAATATCAGAATATGAAATCTGATGTGGAAGGCATTGATCGTCAAATTTCAGCGTTTCAAGAAACCTTGGAATTAACAGAAACCCAAGACGATCGTGTTCAGGCAATCGCCAATGAGCAGGGTATTTCAACAGATGAAGCGGCCCATCGCGAGTCTAAATTGAAAGCCTGCAACAATGCCTGGCTGCGCGGCGGTGTAGATAACCTCACCAATGAACAGCGCACCTTTATGCGCAATGAAGTTCAACGCGTCAACCAAGCCATGGGCACCCAGGAAGCAAATAACGGCCAAGCACTTGTGCACCGTGAGTTTGTTAGCCGCTTACTGGAAGCTATGAAAGCCTTTGGCGGTATGCGGGCAGTGGCCACGGTGCTCAATACGGCCACCGGTAACGCCATGGACATGCCCACCACGGATGCCACGGCAGAAGAAGGTGAAATTGTTGGCGAAAATTCACAGTCCAATGCGGAAGACACCACCTTTGGTACTGTTTCCATGGGCGCGTTTAAATACAGCTCTAAATCCATTGCGGTGCCGTTCGAGCTGCTGCAAGACAGCGGTATCGATTTAGAAGCCTACATTTTGCGCCTAATGGCCATGCGTTTAGCCCGCGTGCAAAACAAACACTTCACTGTTGGTGATGGCACCGGCAAGCCTCAAGGCATGGTTGGCGCGGCCACGGTTGGCCACACTGGTGCCTCTGCCAGCACCGTTGAATTTACGGAGCTGAATAAACTAATTCACTCTGTCGATCCTGCTTACCGCGAAGGCGGCAACTGTAGCTTCATGTTTAACGATTTCACTTTACGTGACCTGAAAGACAAGAAGGACACTCAGGGCCGCCCATTGTGGTTGCCAGGTGTTGAAGTGGGTGCGCCGGATACCATTCACGGCTACCGCTACACAATCAACCAGGCCATGGCGAACTTTGGCGCCAACGCGCTGCCGGTTGCCTTTGGTGACTTCAGTCATTACACGATTCGTGACGTAATGAATCTGATGATGTTCCGCATGACTGACAGTGCCTTTACCACTAAGGGCCAGGTTGGTTTCATCGGCTTCCAGCGTGCAGATGGCAAGTTGCTTGATGTTGGCGGTGCCGTTAAGACCCTGCAAAACGCCGCGTCTTAACGTAAGGGGCGAAAGCCCCTTTTCATTCCTCAGTTTAAAGAGCACTAAATTATGTCAGATAAAAAGACTGTTAAGTCCGGTGACGTTGTTCGAGTCACGGGTGTGTTTCCGATTGGTGATAAAACCTATCACCCAAATACCCTGGTTAAGAATCTGCCAGAAGCCGTTCTTCAAGTTCAGTTGGAAGTGGGTCATCTATCTGCAGACCCAGCCGGCATTAAATACTGTAAAGAAAAGCTTAAAGCTGAAGTGGTGGATCACACCGCTAAGCCTGAAGAAGAAAAGGCTGAAAAATAAGTGGTCACACTTGATCAGGCTAAGCAGCACCTCAGGGTGCTGCATACCCGAGAAGACACGCTTATACAGGGTTATATCGATGCCGTTTCAGGTGAATTTGAACACTATACCGAGCGCAAGCTATACCCTGACCAAGCCACTTTAGACGCTGATGAAGGTGCGCCTGAATACACCGCGGTTTTAGACCCTGTAATTATTGCCGGGGGCTTATTGCTGGTGGGTTACCTTTACAATAATCGTGATAGGGATGCCCCCATGCCCCGCGCAATTGAGCGGCTATGGGGCAGTTATCGAGTGGTGCGATTCGCGTAATAAATAGGACTTTTCAATGATCGGTACACTAGATACTTACGCTGAAATTCAAAGACCAGTGGAGACCAAAAACGCCTTAAATGAAACCCAGAACAGTTGGGAGTTATTTGAGGCCGTCTGGCTTAGTAAACGCTTAAAAAATTCGTCTGAAGGTGTATCTGATGACCAACAAACCTCAAAGGCAACTTACGAATTAAAAACCCATTACGTTCCAAACTTAAAGACCGAGTACCGCGTAGTTATTGACGGCGAATGCTTCAATATTATTGGTCACGATAGCCCGTTTCGGTCGCGCACCGTCATTACTGTAGAGCAAACCAGCTATGACAGAAGAAATTAAAATTCACGGGCTTGATGAATTAGATAAGAAGTTCGCCCAGCTTGAGGTGGCGACCTCCCGTAAGGTTTTGCGTTCGGCATTATCTTGGGCAGTCAAACCTATATTAGAAACCATGCGGGATACTGCTCCCGCCGGTGATGATGAAGCTTATTTAAGAAAAAAGGCAAAACTTAAACGCGATTTTTCCATTGCATCTGAAACCAAGCGCTGGCTATCAAGAGACAGTAAAAACGGCAAATACAGTGCCCAGGTTAACGTGGGTTACAGGTTAAAGAAAGTTTGGTGGGTAGGGATGCTTGAGCTTGGCACTAAACATATAACCCCCATGGGCTGGATGCGAAAAGCAGCAGATAAACACTGGGAATACGTGGTCGCCAGATTCAAAAAGCGCCTTCAATATCAATTTAAACGGCTTGAAAAATGACCATCGAAGAGTTTCTTTTAGCGCTTTTAACAGTCGATGCCCCAGCTGCCATTACTGGCACTCTAAATGGTCGAATTCGCTTTGGCGTCATAGAAAAGGGCTGTAGTTATCCCGTTGCCCGCGTCACGGGAATTAGTAACCCAACGGCTGAGCGCACCAGTAAGGGTAAGCAACATACCACCAAGCGATCACTGTTTCAGATAGATGTATTTGATAAAACCTATCTTGACACCCAACAATTAGCCCAAAAACTGGGCGATCACTTGGATGGTTACCAGGGTGTCAAAACAGATGCCAGTGAACGCCTAATTATTCAACTCATTGAAGTAGAAAACATCAAGCCCGGTTATGGCAATGCCACCGAGACCCACCAACACTCACTAGACCTAGCAATACTGTACAGGAGAGAGACCTTATGACCCCAAATATAGGCGCCGAGAAAATAATTCTGGCCCGTGAAAGCGACGCACCTGAAACCTTTGTGGATATAGGTGAATTGTACGACCCAATTCCCGAGCTGGACCTGCAAAGTAATTCCCAGGATGACACCAGCACCAAATCAAAATTTGAACGCACTAAATCGGGTATGACAAAAATTGGCCCTTTGGCGTTTAAAATTAAAACTTCAGCCGCCGGTGCCGCCGATGTCAAGGCTGACTTACTAAGTGGCGAAGAGCGCCGCTGGCAATTCACCATCCCCAGTGATGAAACTACGCCAGGTGGTGTTGAAGTTCATGTACTAAAAGCCTGGGTTTCAAGTTACAAGCTGACCCCGTCCATCAAAGACGAAACATTTATTATGCTCACATTAAACGTTAACGAAATAGAGGGCTTGTAATGGGTGCTTTAAATTTGCGCGATCGCATTTTATCCATGGATGATTTAGATACCGGCGTGGTTACCATTAAAGAATGGGACAACCTTGATGTTACCGTTCGCGAATTAAGCGCAGGTGAGCGTGATGAAGTCATTGCGCTGCATCAAAATGAAGACACTATGTTAAAGGCGGTATTTCGCACCATTACCCTGGGTGCCATTGATGAAGACGGTACGCGAATTTTTAACGATGACGACGCCGAGAAACTGGCCGAAAAATCTGACGCGGCGCTTACTCAGATTTACCAGGGAATTGTCAAGCTATCGGGTTTAGCTGGCAATGAAAAAGAAGGAGAAACCCCCGAGGGAAAGCCTTCAGCGACAATCCAAGACTCTGGCGAGACTACCGCCTCATGCACCAGCTCGGAATCAGAACCCACGCCGAGTTAATGCGCTTGCCAGCCAGTGAGTTGGATCGCTGGCTGTATTTCTTTCATCGCGAGCCGGCTGGATTCATGGCTGACAATTGGCGGGCCGGCATAGTGACCGCCAGCGTGTTGAATTCAATGAACCAGCTAAAACCCCAAGAAGCTTTTACCCCGTTAGACATATTTCCTAATCCTCACGAAAACACTGTGCCAAAACCTGCAAACCCGCAAAAAATGCGGTCGTTACTGGCACAGCTTAAACAGGCTTAATCATGGGTATTAAATCTAAAATTGCATCTTTAGTGGTTGATATGACCGCTAATTCTGCCTCGTATAATAACGAGCTGAAAAAGAGCAAAAAAAATACCCAGACCTGGGCACAAGATGTAAAGAAACACGCAAAAATTGGCGGTGCTGCCGTTGCAGCGGCGGGATTGGTCGCGGCTTATGGTTTGGTAAAGCTCACCACGGAGGCCATGACTAATGCCGATGCTCTAGCGAAGCACGCCGATAAATTAGGGGTCACCACCGAGGCCCTTGGCGGGCTACGCCATCAAGCCGAGTTAAATGGTGTGGCCCAGCGTGCATTAGATGTTGGTTTGCAGCGTATGGTGCGGCGAGTGTCTGAAGCGGCCCAGGGTACGGGTGTGGCGGCTTCAGCATTGAAAGAATTAAACATCAATGCCCTTGAATTAAACCGCCTGTCACCAGATCAGCAGTTTGCAAAAATCGCCGATGCTATGGCAGGCATTAATGCTCAATCCGACAAAGTACGGCTGGGGTTTAAGCTGTTTGACTCCGAAGGCGTGGGATTGATTAACGCCATGCGA